AGCGGCTCTGTGCCTCCAGGGCGGCCTGCCAAACGCCGACAAGGCGTTTGACGACCGGACGCTGGAAGCGGCTCACAAGGCTCGTCGTACCACCAGCATTGGCGAAGTGCTTATTGAAGCCGCCCGTGCCAATGGCTACACCGGCTCGGCTCGGATCTCGGCTGGCAACTGCGAGCCGGTTCTGAAGGCTGCGTTTGCCACGCAGGACATCAGCAACTTGCTGTCCGCCGTGGTCAACAAGTTCCTGCTCAACGGCTTCAACGCTGTTGAGAGCGTGTGGCAGGATGTTTCCGCCGTGCGGTCGGTCAACGACTTCAAGGCGATCAACCTGTTCCGGCTCAATGGCTCGTTCAAGTTCCAGAAGGTCGGCAACGCCGGCGATCTGAAGCTGGCGCAGGGTTCTGACTACAAGCGGTCGCTGAACGCCGAAACCTACGGCATCAGCACCAGCCTGACCCGTCAGGACATGATCAACGACGATTTGAACGCTCTCAGCCAGAGTCCGCAGCGAATCGGGCGTGGTGCGGCTCTGTCGCTGAACGAAGTGATCTGGGGCGAGTTCCAGGGCAGCAACAGCAGCTACTATCAGTCGGTGACGGCTGGCAGCGGCAACGCTCTGTCGTTCGATAGCCTCTCGGCTGCGACGACTGCGTTCCGCAAGCTGAACGACCCGGACGGCAACCCGCTGTCGATTCCTCCCCGCGTGCTGCTTGTGCCGCCGGAACTGGAGCTGACTGCGGCCCGTCTGATGACGACCTCAGCGCTCATCGCTTCCTCGCTCGGCAGCACGTCGAGCAAGGTGGTTGAGCCGTCCGCGAACGTCCTCGCCGGTCGGTATCGCGTGCTGGTCAGCAACTACCTCACGTCGTCTTCGACGTGGTGGCTGCTTGCCGATGCTGCGGATCTGCCGGCTCTTGACGTCGTGTTCTTGAACGGTCAGCAGGCTCCGACCATCGAACAGATGGCTCCTGACTACCAGAACCTCGGCGTGATGATGCGTGGCTACATGGACTTCGGCGTCACCAAGGCGGAGCCGCTGTCGTGCCTCCGCATGGCGACCGCTTGAGACTGACAACAGCAAACCGTGACCGCCGGGCGGGAGCCAAAGCCCGCCCGGCGGCATGACGACTCAAACCTATCAACCAAAGAAACGAGGTGATTTCCATGGGCTTTGCTCAGGCTTACCAGTGCGATCCAGACCATATCGACTACACGCCGTCCTCTGCGGTCGGCGTGGGCGACGTGGTGCAGCTTGGCGATCTGTTCTGCATCGCTGACCGTCCGATTCCGGCCAACGTCAAGGGTGCTCTCGCCGTCGAAGGCGCGTTCATTCTTCCCAAGGCGAGCGGCAGTGCCATCGGCGCTGGCGTGACCGTCTACTGGGATGCGACGAACAACGTCATCACGACGACGGTCGGCAGCAACAAGCGTGCCGGCAACGCCATTGAAGCGGCTGCTTCGGCTGACGTTCTCGTCAAGGTGGCGATCAACTACCTCGGCTAGTTTCCCGTCCCACTGCAAGCCGCCGGCCAGCGCGTTTTCATCCTTTCCGCCTGGCCGGCGGTCTTGTGGTTTGAGGTGCCTATGTCCGACCTACTCGCCAGCGGTGCAGCGTGGCTCGCCGGTCAGTTGTCGGCGGGTGCCTCTCGCTCCGTGCGCTATCAGCGTGGTGCCGACTACGGCATTGTCAACGCCACGGTCGGCAACAGCCGCTTTGAGGCTCAAGGCACAAGCGGCGTGGTGGAAATGTGGGAAAGCCGCGATTTCATTATCAAGGCCGGCTTACTGCCGTTTGGCGAGCCGCAGCGTCACGACAAAATCGTTGAGACGCTCAACGGCGTTGACATCACCTATGAAGTGACAAGCCCGCGTGGCGTGCCTGTGTTCCATTACGGTGATGCGTTTCGCCAGACCATCCGCGTCCACACCATTGCCACGGCGGAATCGGCTGGCATCGCTCCAACGCTCAAGCGTCGCTTTTGGGGGGCGTTTGCAGCAGACACGATCACGGACGCCCAAATCGTCGCAAGCCTCGCCAATGATCTTGGAGGCTCTCGGGCACAGTCCCGCACGATTACGGCGGCAACTGCCTATATCTACGTCGTGCTGCCGACGTCGTTTGGCACACCGACTTTTGCCGTTAGCGGTCTAACGTCTTCGGCTTGGGAAACGACGCAGCGGACCATTACGTTCTCGGGCCAGACCGCGACTAGCTACGGCATTTATCGTTCAACGTATCCCATCACCGGAACCGTGAATCTGGTGGTCGCATGACGCAGCTGAAAGGCACCAACGTACTTGCTCCGGTCGTGCCGTTTGACACGGCAGATCCGTATCCATCGCACGTCGCGGCATATGGGAAGGGTGGCTATCGCAGTGTTGCAAATCTGGCAGAGCGTGACGGCATACCGTCGCTTCGGCGTGAGGCCGGCATGGTTGTGTTCGTGACGTCTTTGCAAAAGGAATACCGGCTTGAGACAGACCTGACGACGTGGACCGAGGTGGTTACGTCGATTGAATCACAGATAATCAACGGGGGCGATTTCTGATGGCAAACACAATTCGTATCAAGCGGCGTGCCCTCGGCGGTGCAAGCGGAGCGCCTTCTTCGCTGGCTCAATCAGAGTTGGCTTACTCTGAAGTCGATCAAATCCTGTACATATCCCAGGGCACCGGAGGCTCGGCAACCGTTGTCGCCATTGGCGGCCCAGGTGCGTATCTCACGACGGCTACGGCTGCGTCCACCTATCTGACACAGGCGACGGCATCTAGCACCTATCTGACGCAATCGTCTGCGGCGAGCACCTATCTGACGCCTGCGGCTGCTAACAGTTCCTACCTTTCGTCTTCTTCCGCTGCTTCAACGTATCTGCCGCTGACCGGCGGCACGATTTCGCAGAACTTGACCATCACCGGCAACCTCACGGTCAATGGCACAACGACTACCATCGCGTCTAGCACGCTGACGGTCGCAGACAAGAACATTGAGTTGGCAAAGGGCAGCACGACCGATGCCGGTGCAGATGGTGGCGGAATCACGATCCACGCTGCGGCTGACTACACATTCACTTGGGTCGCCTCCACGTCAGCCTGGACGTCGAGCACGCACATGAACCTGTTGAGCGGCATGGCGTACAAGATCAACGGCACAAACGTGCTCAACGCAACGACGCTCGGATCTGGCGTCACTGGCTCGAGCCTCACCAGCACGGGCACCGTAACCGCTGGCACATGGTCCGCGACGATTGACAACACGACGCTTGATGGCGGCGCGTTTTGACCTAGCCGGTCTGAAATTGCCGCTGTTCCGTGACAATGCCAGCCACTAGGAGCCTGTGAAATGTCAGTCGTTGTATCCCAGTTGCCCGGCGACGTTACGGTTGAACTCGTCGTTGGCGACGAGATGGCGTTCACGATTGACTTTGACGTGAATGTTACGAACTACACGTTTTCGGCAGGCGTCTACGTCGTTTCTGCTAACGGGTTTTTTGGTGGTGGTGGCGGCACGGTGAACGCTGTTGGGGCGACTGCAATCACGCCGACCATCACGGTTGTCAACGCAGCTGCCGGCACGATTACTTGGGGCGTAAACGAAACGCAGACGATTTCGTTATCCCCCGCCATCAAGTATCGGCACTACGTGCGTTGGATCTCTCCGAGCGGCGTGACTAGGACTGTCGTTTCCGGCGATTTCATCCCGAAGGCACCATGAACGACATCGTCGTTACAGTCACGAATCCGGGTGCGGCTAACGTCTCGCTCTCCAACGGCTCTGTCGTCAATGCGACGGTCGGTAATGGCGGCGTTGTCAACGTAGCCATCGGCACGATCTCGCCCGGCAACGCGACTGTCGTGGCCGGAACGTTGACCATCAACAGCACGTCAACGCTGTCTTACGGGAATGCGGCCTATGTCAAAAACGTAGGAACGTCCTACGCTGCTTCGCTCGACATCGGGATACCGGCTGGCCCGCCGACTACGGTGCTGGTTGGCAACACGACCACGTTGAGCAGCGGCAACGCTTCTGTGACAGGCGTTGCGAATGGCAGCAACCTGACGCTCTCGTTTGCAATTCCTCGCGGTGCGTCTGGCATCAACGGCACAACGCCAAGTTTCGCGGTGGGGAATGTCACGACTCTCGCCGCTGGAGGGTCGGCCACAGTGACGGCAACGCCGAGCAACGGCGGGGCCAATGTGACGCTCAACTTTGCCATTCCGCGTGGCGTGGACGGCACGGGAGGCGGCTCGTCCAACCTGACAGTGTCGGACGCCACGCCGTCGAATCTTGGCGTGGCGTCCGCTGGCACGTCTAACCTCGCCAGCCGTTCCGATCACACCCATAACCTCCCGGTCATCAGCTACGCCAACCTCACGGGCGTGCCGTCGAACTTCCCGTCGAACATCGGGAGCGTGTCGGGCCTGCAATCTGCACTCGACGCCAAGCAGTCCGCAGGCAACTACCTCACGACCGCCGTGACCGGCGTGAACAACCTAACGGGCAACCTGTCGCTCATCGCCGCTGGCGGTCTGAGCATCGCCGCAAACGGCTCAACGCTGACGCTCACGGCATCTGCGGACGTTGCGAACTCAACGATTGACGGTGGGGACTATGTGGGACAGTTGTTGTACGGCATCACGTTTGGCACGCAGCCGCAAAGCGTGACGGCGAACACGACGACGAGCGTCACTATCTCGTCGCTCAACGTGACGGCGAATTTCCCGACGCAGGGGGCGGTGGCGGTTAGTGGGGGGCTGTTGAGCCTGACGTGGGTCAAAGTAGACGGGCAATTTTGGTCGCCGTTTTTTATTGCGTCAACAAACAACGGCACAACGTGGAGTCAAGTTTTTACTGGGGAGTTTTACTCGTACGCAGTTCCAGATATGCCGATTACGACGGCATCCAACGGCACTCGCACTGTCATCGGTACATATAGGGCTTTTTACAGTAACTCTCCAACGACGAGCGGGTCGTGGGCTGACACTGGCGCTGGGGACAACGCGACAACGCCATACGCGGTGGCTTATGGCAGCGGGAAGTTTGTAGCGATTTGCAGAAGCCCGTATCAAACGGACTTATACGGCAGCACTTTCACGCTGCTGACAGTCAACACATCACCAGACGCAGTCAACTGGACCTCACGGGCATTTACGGCACCGAGCAACGCGCTGTCGCAGACGTTCCCGGTTACCTCGTGCCGAAAACCACTTGTTGTGGTTGGAGGTAAATTTGTTGTGTGCGCAAGGGCAAGTTTCAGTGGCGGCGCAAGCTATGGTTTTATTTGGACTTCTTCTGATGGCGTAACGTGGACGCCCACGCAATTCGATTCAGCCCAACGCGATGAAGTGTTTTTTGACATGGTTTCCACCGGCACCGTAGCCGTTGGCGTCGATGGCACCACCACGGCCCGCTATACGACAGACGGCACGACGTGGACATCGTCCACGCTGCCCGTAGCCTGCAATCGCATCTCGTATGCGGGCGGGCTGTTCTGGGCGTTTAACGGTTCTGTGAGTGGCACCGATGTGTGCTACAGCGCGAACGGCCAATCGTGGACGCTCGGCACGATGCCAGTGTCGAGCAAATGGGAGAGCGTTGCGGGTGGCAGCACGGCGTTTGCTCTGGCGAATCCTGTCAGCGGTGGAATCAGATACGCCACGGCCACCATCGGCACGACATACGCCTCGGCCAACCTCACCGTGTCCGCCACGGCTACCGGCGGTGCTTCAGTCGCGTACCAATGGCAGCAGTCGCTTGATGCTGGCACCAATTGGTCGGACATCAACGGTGCGACGAACACGACGCTCTCGCTCTCGAACCTCACAACAGCGAACTCTGGCACCAGATACCGGGCCGTTGCGTCGTCCACCGGCGCGGCTCTCGGATACTCGCAGTCAGCAACTCTCACAGTGACGGGGTGACGCATGGCTAACAAAATCAAGCCGAAACGCAGCTACACGGCGAACGCAGTGCCGACGACCAGCGATCTCGACACGAACGAGCTGGCGATCAACTGGGCCGACTCGAAAGCGTTCACTAAGAACGCGGCGGGCAACATCGTCAGCGTGACTCTCGGTGGTGGCGGCTCGTCGTCTATCGTCACGGCCTCGACCGTCGCAGGTTTCCCCGCAACAGGTACGGCGGGGATTCTGTATGTCGCGCTGGATACGTCCAAGGTTTTTCAATGGCAGGGGGCTTATCTTGAGGTGGGGGCGGCGGGGGGCAACATAGCTGGCAGCGTGGCGATTCCGGGGCTTGGCGACTCGTCCTACAGCAGCGTTTCGCTGTTGCTGCACGGCAACGGAAACCTGACCGACAAAAGCAGTTCGCCAAAGACGGTGACGGCGATTGGCAGCGCGGCGGTTTCTACAACACAAGCCAAGTTTGGGACCGGCAGCTTGGCAAGCCTATCGGCTGGCGATTTTTATTCTGTTCCAAATAGTTCTGATTTTGATTTTGGAAGCGGAAACTTCACCATTGAAATGTGGGTGTATCCGGTAAGCGGAAATAGTGGAATTCGTGGTTTGTTTGGCAAACGAAGCACAACAAATGTTGGGCCACTCATTGCCTACATTGATTCTTCTGGCGCGCTAACAGTCAATGCAGCAAATACATCTGCGACCGGAGGTAATTGGACGGTGTCGTTTACGTCTAGCACGACAGTTTCAAATAACCAGTGGACGTATATTGCAGTTGTTCGGAATGGAACAACGCTGACCGCATACATCAACGGTACTTCTGTTGGTTCGTCTACTTCGCTTGGAAGTGCCGCCCTGCTTCAAAACTCTTCGGCGTTCACGATTGGCTCAACCATTACCGATGCCAGCTACACGCCTTATTTTGGCGGCTACATGGACGAAATCCGTGTGACCAAGGGCGTTGCGAGAACTGTAACGACCGTGCCGACTGCTGCCTTTGATGACGGCACGGCACTTGTCGTGCCAGTGGTGTATTCGTAAGCCATCCTTACCGTTTCCAGTAACTAGGAACCACCATGTCACTCTCACTGCCAAGCAATCCAACAACCGGCCAGACATTCACGGCAAACGGCAGAACGTGGTCGTGGACCGGGTCCGCGTGGGAGTTGGTGGCGAGCGGTTCTGTCGCGGGCAGCGTGACCATCCCGGCCAGTGGTGACATATATTTCGATGACACGCTCCTGCTCATGCGGATGAACCTGTCCGCAGCCGATTTGTCGTCGTATCGCGTGACACTCACTACGCCGCCGGGGACGTTTTCAACAACCGCGAAGTTTGGCACGCACTCGTACAACGTCAACCGGCAAACTGGATTTACGTCAACCAGCAAATCAATTCCCGACATCAGCACGGGCAATTGGACCGTCGAGGCTTGGGTTTACAGGCAGACAGCAGACGATGCCTACGCAAACATTATCTTCCTCAACGCAGCCAGCAGTGCATCGTCGTCATCATCTGGCGGGCTAAATCTTTACATAAACCAAAACGGCACAGTCACCGAAAACAACGGGCTTGCAGGCTCATTGAACGGTGGCAGCGTGTCGGTTGGCGCATGGACTCACATCGCTGTTGTAATGTCGTCTGGCGTTTCAAAGCTCTACGTCAACGGCACGTCTGTTGCGACTGGATCGCAGCAGCCTGTCGCTGGGCCGTACTGGGCAAACATTGGATACGTTCAGACTTCCAGCCCTACGTTTGCGTCTGATTTGTTGATAGATGACCTGCGTGTAACAAAGGCCGCACGATGGACGGCAAACTTCACGCCACCTGCGGTGACGCACTCAATAGCGCCATACGTCGCCGCGCAAACAATCACCGTCACTAGCTCATGACCGACCACGAACCCCTCACCGTCGCCCTTCTTTACGCGGCACTCGCGCTTGTGGGGCCGTTCGTGTTGTCGCGGCTACTGCGGTGGGCGGAAAGCGACGAGGCGGCGAATCTGGCGATGGAGATCGGCATGGCACTCGAAAGGGCAACGCGATGAGCAGCAAGCTACGCGGAATCGCAGACGCTCTCGCCGCTGGGCTTCAGTCGGTGACGTGGGGCATTTCGTCCACAGTTGTTGAACGCAAGAACTGGGCGAATCTTGACGTTGAGGCGATGAGCGTGCCGCACGTATTCGTCGTGCCTGGAAACGCTGACGTCACTCGAATCAGCCGGTTGATGATGCAAGTGGACTACACCGTCACGGTGTTCGTTGGCCGGCATGTGCAGACAGACCAAGACGTTGACGCCATGCTTGACCTGGCCGACTCTGCCATGCTTCAAGTGCGTGCCCACAGTTTTCAGAACGTCTCGTTTCCGGCTGGCGTGACCAGCCCGCAGAGCGTGAGCATTGATCTCAACCCAGATGACGCACTGACCGAGCGGAACGTCTGGCGTGCCGTCATCACGGCGACTTATCGAGTCTTTGAGTCAAACGTGCTGCCGACCGTCTAGGAGGCTGCTATGCCGTCAATGATCTCTGGCATGAGCCGGGCGTTCATTCGTCCCGGCATGATCGGCGGCAATCGCCGGGAGATGTCTGCGGACACGCTTTCGCGGCTGAAATTGCGGGCGTCAATTAAAGGCAACTTCTTTGACAGGCCGAAGGTTGCTCGGATGATTGGCAAGATGAACGCCAAGGTGTTGTCAAACCTTGGGCACAACATCAAGAACGCTGCCAAGGCTGGCATTGGTCGAGGTGCAGGCAAGATCACAAAGGCAGCCAAGAAGCGAGCCGGCAGAGGAAAGCCCGTTGAGTTTGTTGGCGGCCTGTATCTAGACATCACGGCCTACGGGTCAGGCACGCCAAGGCCGGCGGGTCAGCCAATCCGCTCGTGGGCACCTAAGAAGTGGTTCTACTACGACATCATGGACTTCTATGACCCGGCCCGTGGCACGGCCGTTATCGGCACGTACAAGACTGCACCTTGGCTGGCACAGCTGCACCAGATGGGCGGCGTGGTCAAAGAAACTGCGTGGCGTATTGGCGTGGGTGCGGCACGCAATGCGTATCTGCGGAAGCGTGGAAACGGCAGGCAGGGGCGAGACGAGAAAGGCCGATACACCAACGCTCTGCCCCAAAAGAACCAGTACGAATACGGTGCCCTTCAGTGGGTGACGAACAAAGGCGGCTTTCGCTATAGCCGCAACTGGGAGAAGACGACGATTACCCGCATGGCTCGCTATCCAGCCCGCCCGTATATGGCAGGCTCTAAGCGTGTAGACGCTGCCGTTGCGAAGGCGAATGAGAAGTGGCGAAACATGCTGGCCCGAAACTAGGCGACGGCATACCCGGTCTAAAACTGCCCCCCGTGCCCATACCGTGAGCGAACCAGCCGCACCGCTGGCACTCGCACACAAGGGCACAATATGGCACTTGGCACAGTTGAGATCACGCTTGGAAAAGACGTGACCATCACGGGCGTATCTAACGCCCGCTCATGCACCGTCACAAACTCTGCGTCTGACGTTGACGTCACCAAGTTTGGCGACACGTCCCGCAAGTTCCGCAAGGCTCTCATCGAGCAGACGATTGAACTGGAATGCGTGGACGCTCCAGGCGTCAGCGTCGGCGGCACGTTCACCATCAGCGGGACGCAGACCGGAAACGCAACCTACATCTGCACGAACGTGGCACAGTCACAGCCTCTTGACGGCATTGCAACTTTCACCGTCAGCGGTTCCCGCACCGTCAGCGCCTAACCACTCACGCACGCACAGGAACAATCACACATGGCTATTTCGCTCGGCAAAGACGCATCCGCCCCTCCGGTTGGCGAAGGCATTATCTCGGCCACGTTCACCGAGGAATGCGAGACGATTGACATCAGCAACCGCAACAACATCGGCGGCTCTGCCGGTGCTCCAGGCCGCAAGGTGAGCAAGGCTGGCTTCGTTACGAAGACGTGGGAAATCGAGTGCCACGATCCCGATGGTCTGATCTCGTCGCTGACCGCTGCCGGAACATCCGGCTCTTACTCGGTGATGAGCGTCTCGGAAAACGTCAGCATTGATGGTGCCGTAACCTAGAACGTGACGCTCAAGGAATTTTAAATGGCGATCACGCTGGGGAAGGATTGCACCATCCAACTGGATGGCGGCTACATCACCAGCGCTCGCAACGTGACGCTGACAGAGTCGGCTCGCACCATCGACGTCAACCCGTATGGCAGTCGCTACGCAGGCGTCTACAGCACGGGCTACGAGTGCTCCGTGTCTGTGGAGTTGAACGACTCCGCAGACCTAGGCACTGCGTTTGAAAAGATGCACACGGGCGGCACGTTCACTGTCTATGGCGGTGCTAGTGGCTTCTCGTTTGTGGCTGTGCTTACCGGCATCAGCGAGACAGATTCGATTGATGGCGTGGCGACGTTCACGCTCGAAGGCAAGATGACTGACCCTAGATTGTTGAGGCAGTAGGATGCGTGAGTTTCGAGATGACCAGGGCAGGCCGTGGCAAGTGGCGTTGACGGTGGCGTCTGCGCTTCGTGTCAGAGACAACGTGACCGTTGACGTTGTTGACGAAGAAAGCGGCGAGCGAAAGGCTGTGCCGTTTGACATGGTTGACGCTGCGAACATCTCGCAGACGTTCCAAGTGCTCCGCAGCCAATACGCGAAGATTGGCGAAATTCTCTATGCGTTGCTGACCAAGCAAGTGGAATCCAAAGGCTTGTCTAAGGAAGACTTCCTTGACGGTTTGCGGGGCGATTCGCTGGACGCTGCGACGAAAGCACTGGAAGGCGAACTTGTTGATTTTTTCCCGCAGCGCCTCCGCAAGATGATCGGGCTTCTCGCAACCAAGATGGACGAAGTGCAAAACGAGATGCTGGGCAGAGCGGAGGCGGGGTTGGAGAAGGCGACGGTGGAGAGTCTGGCAGGAGCGTCTGGGATGCCATCTGGGAAGCCGCCGGAATCCTCGGAGTCCATCCCGGCAAGTGGACAGTCAGACAACTCTTTGCCGCTCGAGACAGCCGCCTAGAGCATGAGTGGTGGCATACCGCGAACATCCTTGCCCAGCAAGCCAATCTGAACAGAGACAAGAACTCACCGAGAGCCGACCCGCGGAAGTTCAACCCATACGCCAAAAAGGCCAAACCACGGCAAGCGACGCCTGATGATCTGAAACGCCTTTTCGGGAAAGATTGGCAGAAACACGTATGAGCGCAGGAGCAGTCAGAGCCGGCGGCGTGTTTGTTGAGATCGGTGCCGATCCACGCAAATTCTTTTCGGCACTGAGTCGCGTCAACAAGTCGCTCGGCAACATGGGCCGTTCGCTTGTGTCCGGTGGCGGGAGGCTCGCTGCGGCTGGCATTGGCATGGCGGCACCGATTGCCGCTGCCGTGCGTCAGGGTGCGGCGTTTGAGTCCACGCTGCTCAACATCAAGGCGAGCACTGGGGCGACCGCTGCTGAGATCGACAAGATCAAGGCATCGTCAATGGCGATGTCGCAGGCTCTCGGCGTTGGTCCGACTGAAGCCGCCCAAGGCATGCTTGAGTTGCTGAAGGCTGGCATGTCGCTTGATACGGTTCTTGGAGGTGCTGGCGAGACGGCTCTTGCGTTCGCCAAGGTTGGTGAGATGGACGTAGGTCAGGCGGCTGTCGTGATGTCGGACGCCATGAACGTGTTTAAGGTGTCTGCCGATACTGCCGCGAATGCGTTGTCATCTGCCGCTGACGCTTCAAGTACGTCAATCGCCCAGATGTCGGAAGCGTTCTCGATGTCGTCTGCCGTTGCCGGCCTGGCTGGGCAGAGCATTGAGGATCTGTCGGCAACGCTGGCGATCCTTGCCAACAACGGCGTCAAGGGTTCGGACGCAGGCACAAGCGTCAAGACGATGCTGATGCGGTTGATGGCACCGGCTGACGATGCAGCTGCGGCACTGACTCAAGTTGGCCTGTCAACGCAGTCGTTCCGTGGCGCTGACGGCAAGATGAAGCCGATGGTTGAAATCATTGACACGCTCAATCAAGCGATGGGCGGGCTTGACCAGACTGCAAAAGACGACGTTTTCCGACGTATCTTTGGCGCTGATGCGATTCGAGCCGCATCCATCCTTGCCACTGCCGGCGTTGATGGCTTTGAAGGCATGCGCGATGCAATGACGAAGGCGCTGCCAGTTGGCGAAAAGTACAAGATTCTTATGTCGGGCCTTGCTGGGTCGGGCTCTCAAGTCTTGGCGGCAATGCAGCGGATGGCGATTGCCATATCTGACGCAGTCGCACCGGCTCTCGCCAGCGTCGTGCCGTTCATCACTGGCTTCATTGATGGGCTGACGAAGCTGGCAACCGACAACAAGGAAGCGGTCGTTTTGTTTGCTCAAGTGGCGGCAGCAGCCATCGGCATTGGTGCCGCTATGGTGACTGTCGGGTATGCGTTGCAGGGCTTGAGCGGCTCAATCAGCCTTGTCTTAAAGGGCTTCGGTCTCTTTTCTGCCCTTGCCAGCCCGGTGCTGCTTGTTGCGGCTGGCATCGGTGCGGCTGTCTTTGCTCTCTACAAGTTCAAAGACCAGATCGGTGCGGCCCTCGGCCCGGTGGCTCCGCTTGTCCGAGAGGCAGCTGGAGCCATCGGGCAGGGTTTTGGATCTGCCGTCTCTGACGGCATCGTCGTGCTGGGCGATCTTGCTAAGACCGCAACGACCACGTTCACAGGCGTCTACGAAGCCGTGGCGGCTGGCGATTTGTCCGGTGCGATGGACGTCCTCTGGGCCGGACTCGTCGCCGGCTGGCTGCGCGGCACCGAAGCGTTGATGTCCTACGTCGATCCGTGGGTGGCAGCGTTTCAAGACGTCTTCACTGACATCGGCACAGGCATCTACATCGCGTGGGACAAGCTGTACGCAGACTCGGCTGCGATTCTGAACACGATGGGTGCCTTCATCATGGGCTTCTTTGACAACATCGCAAACGGCGTGATGGCGACGTTTGACAACCTTGTTGCTGGCATCCAGATCGCATGGACTCGCGTGCAAGGATTCATCACTGGAGCCAAGGACACAGAAACTCGAGTGCAGGCGATCAAAGACGAAAACGCTGCGAGAGCAGAGCAGCGGATGCAGGAGCGTCCAGGCATTGAAGGTCGCACGAGCAAGGCTGCTGCCGAGAACGCACAAGCCGAAAAGGATCGCATGCAGCGAGTTGATGCCGTGATGGCTGGAGCCGAAGCGGACAAGGCTGGACGTCAGGCAGAGAACCAGCGTCTTGCGGATGAGCGTCGTGCGGCAACGCTCGCCGCCGAAGCGGCTCTTGGTGATGCCACGGCTAGGGGCAAAGAACGAGACGCCGCAAAGTACGCATCGGAGGCTGTGGCCGAAGCCACTGGTGCTGCGTCTGCATCTCCAAGTGAACGCGCTGCGATGGCTGGTGCTGGCGCAGCCGGTGCCGAATCAGCTGTCAGCAAAAGCGAAGTCGCAGGCACGTTTTCGTCGGTCAACCTCGGCGGCATGGGCTTTGGTTCTTCGCTTGCTGAACGCACTGCGAAGGCAGTTGAGGAAACCGCAAAGAACACACGGCATTTGGCTGACGAAAACAAGGTGGCAGCGTAATGGCACTCACTTGGATTGAAGACGGCGACTCACGGCAGGCGACGATTGTCCGTCGTGGCAAGAAGGCTACGTCGTCTTACACCAAAAGCTATAAGGTGTTCGGCACATCTGACGACGTGACGTTGCACGCTGAAATCAACGCACAGATCAGTGCCTATGGCTACGGCTGGCAATATCCTGGCGTGTCAGACGCTCAATTGTGGGTTGAGCAATACAGCGTTGCGTACCTCGGTGACGATGCGTGGCAAGTCACGATCAACTACGAAAAGGCTGGTGCGGAGCCAACAACGCCAGACCCTTTGAAGCGTGCCCGGTCGTTTGACACGACGGGTGGGACGCAGCACATCACGCAAGCCTGTTCTGTCGGTTCTGGCGGCACGCTTGATTTTGAGAAGCGGTTCCCGTCCACGGCAACCAACATGAGCGGTGCCATCGGCGTGGATTCCAGCGGAGTCAACGGCGTTGACGTCGTTGTTCCGCAGCTGCAATGGCAAGAAACGTATGACGTGCCAAACGCATACGTCACAAACTCTTGGATTCGTGGAGTTGCTGCCGTAACTGGAACGACGAACAACGCATCGTTTCGCGGATTTGACTCCGGCGAAGTGCTGTTTATGGGTTGCAGCGGGTCGCAGGAATGGGACGATCAAAAAGGCCGTGGCCCGTGGTCGTTGTCGTTCCGGTTCGTGGCGTCCAAGAACGTCACGGGGCAAACCATCGGAAGCATCACGGGCATTGAGAAGAAAGGTCACGAATACCTTTGGGTGCTGTACGAGGATTCCGTTTCTAGCAACACGCTGCTCAAGCAGCCAAAAGCCGTCTACGTCAGCAAGGTCTACAAAGACTCCGACTTCTCGGCTCTTGGCATAGGAACCACCTAATGCCTCGCCCAGACGGTCGCCTAGAGCCGGGCCAGCCGCTACGCGGGGCAATCTCTGCCCGTGCGTGGAATCGAGCACAGGACGCGGCAGATCTCGTCCTCGGCGCTCACGCCGGCACATCTGGCGTTCCCGGCTCAACGGTGCTCAAGCCGTATACGTGGGCGTACTGCAAGCCGTCTGTGACCGTGGCACGCTGGGGCGTCTTGGAGATAACTGGCGTGGCAATCACGCCTACGTCATCGTCAGGCGGCGCTACGGCGTCGTTTGAGGAAATGCCCGTACTGACGGGCGGCACGCCTTCCGCGACGACGACGGCCTGGTGCGTAGCCGTTGAACCGATTGAGAGCGGCAAGGTTGGCAAGGTGGCGGTTGGTGGGATCGTGCAGTTGAAAGCTGCGGACCTCGGCAAAGCCGCTGGTGCTCATGTGCTGTGGAAGGATTCAAACTGGGCGCTGATTCGCATGCAGGCGGGAGTCATTCGAGGCACGTTCTCGCCGCCGTGGAGCAAGGGTTCAACGGCAACCGTCACGGATGCAATAAACAGTGGAACGACGTTCACCGCGAAAAACTACTTTTCCAGCCTTACCGGCACCGGAACCAAGGCGTGTGCAATCGCCTATGCCGGAGGCGAGTGGATTCTGATTGCTGCGGAGTGCAACTGATGCTGGGCGGCAGTTGTAATTGTTGCGAGCAGGGCTGGTATTGCTGGTCGTGCGACTGCGGGTTGTCGTCCGTATCAATAACCATCACTGATTTTCAATCCGACAATCAGTCGCTATTCAATCCAACAGTCAACGGCACTTACACGATGCAGCACCCATCTGGCGTGGATGCCTGTTGCGAAATGTGGGTAGCAACAGTTGGAAGCGTCTTGACGCTCACGCTCTATCAGGTCTGGGTGGACGATGAGCCAACCCTGCCAACATTGTCACTTGCGGGAGCAAACATAACCGGAGGCGGCAATTCGCTTTCTGGTTCCCCGTGCATCTATCAAGACGGCTCGTTCTCGTCGCCTTCGGTTGTTTTTGGGACATATCAAGATCCATCAAACACCGTAAATATTGCTCCGTTCCGTTTTAAAGCGTCCGTGTCTGGAGTGCCGTAATGCCGTGCAAGCAAATTGCGCCAACTGGCAACCAGCGACCACCGTTTCGCACAGGCTACAAAACTGAGGCCGAGTGCCTGCAAGCCTGCAAGGAAGGCGCGTGCTGCGAAGGCACGACGTGCAGCGTCAAGCCGCAGTGCCAGTGTGGCGGGGTGGGTAAGACGTTTAAGGGCGTGGGGACGACGTGCAACCCGAATCCATGTTTATGCTGCACATCAAATGGGACTCCGGTAGCTGGCTCCGGTTGTCAACAATGCTGGTGCTTTTGCGGAGAGGGCGCGGCAGTTTATCCTCGTTTCATAAACGTATCTCTGTCCGGCAGTTACAAGCTGTTCCGTCCAACGTATACGCCTTTTTTTGGTGGCCTTACTGAGAGCGGAAGAGAGTGGAAAGACAAGTCGCTTTCGTGCAACGTCACGCTGTCCGTAACGTCTACGCCGACGAGATACAACTGTCCTTCTTGGACATACGGAACAGCGTCGTCTTTTCTTTCTCTCGGAAATGGAGGTGCAACTGGATGCGTTATCATCAACTCGCCGAACTTTGTTTCGCCAACTTCCGCGCAGTTTGGTGTCGGGATACTTTTGCAAGACTTATCGGAGTACGCTTCGTACTCAGACTGGAGGACTTCTGGGGCGTATTCGGCAGGCACGCAAGCTGGAGATCAGCAATCTATTTTTTCCACTGGCGTTCAGACATCTGGAACGTGTTTTTCAGACATAACTGTAAGTTTTACGGCGTCTGCGGACGTGTGGGACGGAAAGAATCTTGTTGAAGTAAGAGCGCTGTCGCTTGTTGGCTCAATCACTGGGGTTCAGGCGTGACAAAGTTATGCAAATGCGACCCAGCCACAAACCGCTGCGTGGTTTGCGGTGTTGAAGATTTCTTTTGCGGGTCGTTTCGATCATGCCCCGCTCCTGAAGCACAAATTGTTTCTGCCCCGCAAGACCTTGCCCGCACCGACTCGCCCAGCTTCCTTGAAAAAGTCCGCAACTTTGCCTCCGCGACCGTCCAACACGTCGCCGCCGGCATGCCTATGGCGAGCGACGAGGAGATCATCCGTCGGCATGACATCTGCCTTGGCTGCGAGCACTTGCAAAACGACGCCTGCAACCTTTGCGGATGCCCGGTGTCGCGGGTGGCAGGGTACGTGTCGAAACTTAGCTGGGCAGACCAAGAGTGCCCCGCAGGCAAGTGGGGCAAGGCCCCGTCTGCTTGACAAGCCTGCCACTCTGGTGGCATGGGACGCAGCCGCTCAAAGCCGAAGCCCAAGACGCAACCGCCGGCGGCTATTGGGCCGTTTGA